CGCTGAGCAATCTCACGCCATTCTGCAAAGTCTGGAAGTGAGCGGTAGTCATTTAGTTGATACTGACGGATAGCACGTGGAGTGCCATCTTTAGTCTGACCAGCATTGAAGCGGTCAAGACCAATATCAAGTTCATCTATTTCATCTAAATTGTCTAAATCGTCTATTAAATCTTCTTCAGGTGTTTTTTCAAATCTTTGCTTAAGAGTCTTTTTGGCTTTCATTTCTGCGCCAAGTTTTGCTCCAACAATTTTAATTTCATCAGCAATAGCATCTGCTCGGCCTAAATCACCTAAGGAGATAGCATCTTTTCTGTCAGCCTTAAGTGCTTTAATGCGAGTTGTATATTCTGAGATTCTTCCATTTATTGAGGCAATAAGACGACCAGCCTTGCCTTCTGCAGAAGTTGAAGAGATAGCCTCTTGTACTTTCTTGCGAACACCAGAAGGTGCGCCCACAGATGAGCCATACTTTACGGTCTTTAGAACATCTGCTAAGTCACCAATGTCAAGTGCGCTTTGGCTAACAGAGTAAATTTCTGTAGACATCTCATCAATTTTAGAAAGCGCTAGGCGACCTTCATTGGATAGGTTAAGACCCATACCAACACCAAGAGTCTTAAGTAAACCCTTATACATAAGTAGACGTTCGCCTTCATCGGCCTTAAGCCAAGCAGCGCGGAACGCACCAGAAGATGTCTTATCAAGAACTGTTCGCACTAGGCGATAAATTTGGTTTGCGCTTGAACCATCAGCAATGCTGATAACTCGGTCTGCAGTAGGAGCGATTGAGAACTGTCTTACAGCCCTGTCAATCTTGGCTGCTATTGACTTGTCTTTGGCTGTGTAAATCAAGCCAGTCTTTTCAAGACCAATCTTTTTTGCCCACACATCTGGAGAGTCAGAAAACTGAGCAATAAATTCTTCTTTTGTATCTGCAACCTTGAGTTGGCTTAAGCGGTCTGTGCCAAGCGCCTTTGTTACTGAGTCTTTTACGTCAGCGGCTACGCTACGAGAAAATGTCATACGTGGGATAAGTGTATCTTTGCCAGCAAAACCCACCTTGCCAGACATCATACTTACAAAACGCTCACCATTGTCAAAAAAAGCAAGCGCATCATCTGCGTTTCGTACATCTGCTTTGGCTAAATCTTCAACAACGTTGATATTAATTTCTGGAAAGCGGTCTTGCAGTCTGTTAATTGCTAAAGCCTGAGTTTTTAAATCACCATTGCGGTAACGCTCAATAAGTTTTCCAGCCTCATTCCAATAATCACGGACTGGTTGGCGAGTGAATGCCTTCTCTATTGAGATTGTTCCTTCGCCTAATTTAAAAAATCCATATTTTGCTACTTGAAGCCCTCGGCGGACTTTACCAGCAAGAATTGTTGGGTCAAGCCCAAATGTTACGCCAAAATCTGTTGGCCCAGATAGAAAAGTAAAGTAAGCCTGTGCTTTTCCGTCTCCAAGAACTGCTTTTTCTGCTTCGTGAGGTAACAAGCCTACGATTGTGCGAGCATAGTCACGCCCTGGACTAATCTTAGATTTCTCAAATCTAGCAACTGCGTAAGAAATTTCTTTAAGAGCCTCAGGTTCTCCGCTTACGTAGCGGTCAACCAAGTCCATTACTCCAGGATTGTCTTGGAATTGCTCAAAGTTTTCAACCAAATCTTGTTTAGATGCAAGTAGGCGACCAAGATATGATGCAGCAGGAGTTAACTCGGAGTTAAACTCACTTACTGCCTTTTCATCAAAGACATTAGTAGGGTCTGAAGCCTTAGCCCAATATTCTTTAAAGGCTGAGTCAGCATCTCCTGGAACTGCATCTTTGCCACCAGGCATAAGTTCTTTAAATCCCTCGCCAATGGCTTGGGCGAATACAGTATAAGGATTGCCACCATTATCTTCGGCAATACGTGCGGCGGTATATGGCTGCTTTACAAGTTTGTTCTGTGGACGAACTAGAACATCTAGTCCTTTACCAACTGCTGAGGACACAGATTGACCAATATCACTACCTGCAATTTCTCTGCCAACGGTTTTTAAGCCACTAGAAATTCCACGACCTGCTGCTTCAATCAAACTGCTTGTATCGTCTAATGATAATTTCTTAGTAGTTCCACCACCATAGTAAACGGCGCTTTTAAATGAGTTGAGAATGTTGCCAAAAAAACCTTTGTCTTCTTGAATATACTTAGGGTCAAACATAGAAGCAAGCGCTCCGCGTGTTTGCTTATCATAAGCCTGATACTTTTTGTAAGCATCGTTTTGTGGCAGGGCAGTAAGTTCATTATGAATGTTGCGTAGTTGAACTAGCGCAGCAATTTTACTTACTTCGTTCTTCTGAAGTCCACTTTGAGCCGCTGCGGTAGCAACGCCTGGCGAACTTTCAGCAATCGTAATTAAAGGTTTTTTTGGGTCAGCCATTAAAGACCTCGTGATGCTACAAAGTTATAAAGGTCTTGTACTTCTCCAGTTGGGTCAACATCAATCATAGATGCAAGAACTTCAGACAATGAGCGTTCACGGGGAAGGTTAAGTGCTTCACTTCCTGGGCCAGGGCCAAAATCCATACCTGAGGTAATCGGTTCATCTGGTCGCTCAGTTGGTGCAAACAATGGTGTAGTTGCTGGCATAGTAGGTGCAGTAGGTGAGCCAGCCATAGGTGCTGATTGCTGCTGAGTCATTGTTGCTTGACCTTCGCCGTAACCTAGACCTGAGATGTAGCGTGCTGGTTGTGTGCCTGATTGTCCAGCGCCACCAGTACCTGAAACGTTAGCAGGATTATTCTGTGGTGCAGTTGGACGAAAACCGCCTCTGTTCTCAGCCATAGTTTCCTCCTACTTAAAGTGTTTAATTTGAGTTTTTGAATAATAAGGGCCAGCGGTAAACGCTGTAATCTTTGCTGAAATTTCCATTGCTTCGTGAGCATCTGCTCCTGCATATAGCGCACCAAGCGCATACGCTGCACCAGAACCTACTGCGTACATTCCATCTTTGTTTTTGCTTACGCTTAATTCTTGGTCAACATCAAATATCTCACCACATACTGTGATAAGAAATTGAAATCTTGATTCGTTTTTAGACTCGTCAAAGTTATAACCATTATCGCTTAAGCATTTACGAAGCGAAGGCATAGCCCTTGCAATCATAAAGTGATAAAGATTCTCACGGTCTTTCTTAGCGGGAGTTGGTGGCTCCCAAATATGTTGTGCTACATCGCAGGGAAGAACTTCTCCTGAACCAGCAATTAAGAACGCACCGCGTTCTGCAATCTTTTGTATATCTGGGTGGCTGTAAATCTTGCCACTATCGTCAGTTGTCTGGCTGTCTGCAACCAAGAAACAACTGTCTTGATATTCAATACCTATAATCGTTGTCATTGTCCCCTACTTTGTCTAGGCTCTTGTAACGACTCTTCCCCCAGCCTTACCTGATGCGGTTAGGCTTGAGAGAATTGTTTGAATATCTGGTTGTGCTTGCGGAGCCATCTCTTGAGGAAGAGCGCCTCCTGCTGGAGCAGCAGCGGGAGCAGGGGACGTTTGCTCAACCATTTGTTGCGCCCCAGCAGGAGGAACTTGTTGCTGCGGAGCGAATGTGGCTTCAATAGCGTCTTCCAGGGCTTGACCCTTTTGACGTGCCTTGATAACCGCAGCAATATTTCTTACTATCTCCGATGGGTCTTGTCCCTGTGTAGCCATCTGCGGAATTGCTTGAGTCATTGCAGTTAGCGAGCCAAGTAGTGCAGCACGCATATCTTCAATTTCAATCTTCTCAAGTTCTTGAGTTACATTGACTGTGAATGGAAGTTCTCTCATCGCCATATCGCGTGAGATTAACTTGCCACCCAAAGCCTGTAGCATAAAGATAAGACCCTGTGCTGGGTTAAGTCCTGCAAGCATTCCGTATCGGACATCTGCTGAGTAGTCACTCTTAATGTCTTTGGTTGGCTTGTAAGTAATTTCGTAAGGTGAACCAGAGTCAACACCACGAATGGTCTTCTCTTCTGGATAAATCATTTCGTCTACTTCAAAGCAAATGCCAATAACATCACGAAGTGCTGCGGCAAAGATTGCTTGAGCAGATTTAACTTGGGTGTCAAATGCACCCATAAGAGCCTGTACGCCTTGTCCTGTGACGATAGAGGCATCAATGTTTCCAGTACGTCCTTCTGGATAACGTGAACCAACTCGCAATTCTTGGTTAAGAAGTTGCTGTTCTGTGAACGCACCTGCTGGCACATTTAGTTCTACGCGGCGAACGCCCGCTGGGTTTGATGTACGGATAACCGCATCTCCACCCAACTGTAGTTCTTGAACATCCTGGGGAAGCACGATAGGAGCCTGAACAGACTTCTCTGCCGCTTCCATTGCAAGCAACGCAAAGCGGTTGCGTAGCAACTGGATACCAAGTACATCATCAAACTGTCCACGAAGTTCTCCGTCAATGGATGGTTTACGTGCGACAACAACCATCATCTTACCAAGAGGATTGTTTGCTCTAGATAAAACTAAGTTGCCCTTTGATGGGAGATATATGACAGACTGGTCTTTGTCATAGTAACGAATCATCTCAACCTGAGTATTTAAGTCTTGCTTGTAGCCGTAACCACCAAGTAGTTCTCTCTCATAATCAGGAAACTGGGAGATGAGTTCGCCCAATGTCATCATATATCGTTTAGCAAATGCCACACAACGTCCATAGCGGTCAAACTCTGGGTAAGCCCCAATAGGATTTTCTATGCGAATACGTGGCAGTTTTGCTTCTTCGTCTAATTCAATAATGAAAGGGACGAAACCGTAGGTGATGTACCAGTCAGCACCTGAGTACATCTGTACTGATAAATCTGAGTGCTGGAAATAGTTAGAGGCAATACGAGTGCGCTTATCAGCGAAGGTACGCGCTCTATCAGAAACTTGGTTGGCTGCTGAGCAGTTTACTGCTGGCAGCGGAGCCATAACTTCTGATAGGTCACGAGCAACGATGTCAATAAAGTTTGCTACTACGTTTGCGTCTACACCATCGGGAAAGAAGTCAGGGTAGACCTCAGCAATTTTTCCTTTACGGACAGCAAGTACGTCAAGGTTGCGAGCATCACGTTCGTGATTACGGTGCTTGAGCGAGTCTACTCGCGCAGCAATCTGCTCCATTGATAATGCCATTGTTGTCCTAACGATTAAAGGGAAAATTATTTTGTATTATTTATTAAAGACCCATACGCTTGAGTTGGTCTGGGCTACGTGGCGCTCTAGCGCTAAATCCTTGGTCTGGGATTGTAAGTGGCTTAGTTCCAGGTTTAACGATTGAAACTGATGGTCCAACTTCTTTATACTTAGGGTTAACGTTTACGCCGCCGCTGTACCTTCAATGCGATTTGCTGTTGCCATTTTATTTTCCTATCCGTATTGCTCTGCCCATTGGTCGGCAAAGGCTGTGTCTAAATTGATGGAGCCACGAGAAGACATTTGCGCTCTCGTTGCCCAACGGTTTGATTGGTACTGACCCACTCTGGTTGACTGCTGCATTAACTCTCGGATGCGAATTACCGCAAACCAGAGAGCCATAACACAGTCGGTGGGGTTTCTAGTATCTGGTTTCCAAGTAATCAACTCTTGTACCAGGGTCTTGATTCCTTCTGAACCTTCGTTAGAAGGTAGTTCAATAATGTTGTTATCTTGGAAGCGACCATCTCGGACTGAGCCAAAGAGCGTAGCCATAGATGCCACACCGAAAGATGTGTCCCACTTGTTCTTACCAGTAAAGTGTGAGTTCAACTGGCAACCGTAGGATGCTAAGAAGTTTCGCAAGTTATCATCTAGGGCATAAGCCTTCTGATGGGCGTTGATTTCAATACGCAGTTCCTGTGGACGGTACTTGTCCACCCAATCCTCAATAAGACTTTGAATCTTAGCGGGAGTAGGTTCTGTCATATTGACGCAATCTAGAACGTATATTCTTCCGTCTGTGCGATTGTACGAAACAACCACAGCACCAGTAGCCCCAGACATAGCGGGGTCAAGACCAATAATAGTATAGAGATTTTCAGTATTTTTCGGATGACCTACAACCCCCTGTTTAAGTGGGCCACGTTTACGCATTCCGTTGACGGAACCTGCAACGCAGGTAGGTGAGAAGATTGAATCTTCTTGGACATCTTCCTGTTGGTAGACCATAGCCCATACCGAGGGGCTGACCTGAGAGCGGCGCTTAAAGAGAGAAGGGCCATCCCACTTGGGAAAATTTCCATTTGGTAACGCATCGTCCTTTGCATTTTCTTGTTGGTCAGATTCAGGCCACAAGGTTTTCCAATTAAGTGGGTCTTCATCAAATTCTAAAACTGCTGGCATAGCGCAGTAGGTGAAAGGCGATACGCCTCCAGACCATTGCCCAGGGTCACGTATCATTTTATAAAGGTCAATGGGCGCGACACGGGTTCCTACAATAATTAGTTTTCCGTGCCGCCCCAGACGTGTGATAACTTCCTTCTGAAGCCATTCAAGTTGCTTCTCCCACTCGTGGGCATTTGAGTTCATCACAACATCGTCTAGGATAATC